GCAGGTGGCGCCAGGTGGATGCTGCCATAGGTGGAGCTGGTGTATGTGCCATCGCTGGCAGCAAGGGTCCAGTGCACGGTGTAGATGTTGCCGTTATTCGTGTGGCGCTCAAGGTTGGCGATGGCCCAGGTGTAGGTGGTGGTCATGGTGGTGTGGTGGTGGTGGGTTACCAAGTGGATATAGCCGTGCGCTTCCATGTGTTTGTAGCAGTGCAAACGTAGATGTAATTGGCATCCCATGCAATCTCGCCAGTAGTGCCTGTGGCGGTTGCTGATGCTGGTGTTTTTGCCGTGCCAATTCTAATGCGATCGCCAAACACTTGAAGCAGTGCGCCGCCGCTATCTGGGCTACCGCCAACTAAGAGCCTGCCGGAGCTGTCAACACGAAGGCGCTCACTGCCGCCAGTCCGAATAATTACATTGCTGCTGTCTCTTGCAAGAAAGAGGTCGTTGGTTGCAACCGAATTGTCGTAAAGAAGTGCGTTATCGGTTCCCGAACCATTTTTGTTAAATACAATCGCGGATGCCACCCCGCCAATGTGAACTTTTCCACTAGGAGTTACACCTAGTCCAAAATTCCCACTCGCATCAACAAACAACCGCGCCGTGCCATTAGTTGAGATGGCTACTTGGTTTGCACCTGGGCTGTAGATGCCGGTGTCGCTGTCCCCCTCGAAGGCGATGCTCGGGGCTGCTGCGGTGCCAAGCGGGATGCTTGCAAACAGTTCGCCGATGGTGATCTTCTTATTCTTATCCGCTGCTGCGGCTTCACTGATGTCAACAATCGGCAACAGGTCACCAGTTGCTGGTGTGGTCAGTGCCGTCAGGTCTGAAATTTTGCGGTTTGCCATGGTGTTGGATGCGTGTGGATAGTCTAGCCTTTACCACTCAAGGATAAAGACAACGCCTGCGGTGCCTGCGGTGCCGCTGCTGTTAGGGGCGCCTCTTTCGCCGCTAATTCCTGGGCCTGAAAGTCCGGCATTAGTGACGGGGGATCCGCCTAAAATGGTAAAGTAAGAATTATTGGCCCCACCGCCAACGGCCCCAACGGCAGGTTCGCCATCGGGATTGCCACCATTGCCGCCATATGCTGAAAGTGTTAACCCCGTTCCATTAGGGTTTAACGAAGATGTCCCACCATTACCGCCTCCCGCAAAAAAGATTCCGGCCGCCCCGGCTGCGCCAACAGTAATAGCAGCAGTGCTGCCCATTTCAGCACTTGTATAAAACCTAAGTCCAGTGCCGCCCATCCCTCCAGTCTGCCCACTAAGTCCAGTGCCGCCGCCGCTGCCGCCACCGCCGCCGCCGCCAGTAACAAACGCTAGGAAGGTTGTCTTACCTGCTGTTGGTGTGTAGGTGCCGCTTGCTGTGAACACCTGAATCGAGGCGCCTGCTGCAACGCTGCCCCATGATGCTGCGCTACCGCTGGTAACCAGTGCCTTGCCTGCATTGCCGGTTTGGCTTGGCAGTAATGCCGCCAGCGCCAGTGCTGCTGTGATCGCACCTGTGCCGCCGTTAGCGATCGGTGTGATGCCACCAACTTGAAAGCCAGCAGGGTCGAGCACGCCCACGGTGATCCATGCGCTGTTGGATCCATTGCGGATCTTGTAAACGGGCGGGCTGCTGAAGGTATCCACCCACGGCTGGAAGGCAACAGTCGTTGTTGGTGCGCTGTTGCCACTGCTTTGGCTGAACAGTGCCGCGAGGTTGTCGTTGATGTCAGCGCGTACGCTCGGAAAAGTTGCGTTCTGGACGGACTGGTCAGATTGTGCCATTAGAAAGCGCGACCGTAGCCAACTGCATTATAGGTGAAGTTTATCACCTGTCTGCTGCCGCCTTGCAGAAAATCAATGTCAAAACCCGTACGGGTTAGGTTGGTGATCTGCGCATGGGTGTTCGCTCCAATTGATAATGGCGTTACGCCAATGCTTGGCAGTAAGTTGTAGTACGGATCACCAACAGTAACAGCTTTATAGTAAGCATTGGGGAATGTAATTGATGTGACGGCACTGCTGCTGCTGGCTTGAGTGGCAAGGCTGCTGGTAACGCGCCGCGTTAGCTCAAGTTCTGCGCCAAGCTCGTCTATTGCCACACCGATCAATTCTGTTTCAGTGGTGAACGCAGCCTTCAGTTGAACGCCACGGCCACGGATCATGCCGCTTACAAATTCAGTCCATGGCCCATAGTTAGGCGAGCCCGATGGATCATCTAACGTGGTGCGCACATACATCACAACATTAATCCCATCTGCAACTGTGCCATCAAAGAACCCTGGCTGCGCGTCAAAGTTGCCGCTGACTGAATCAAACAGCGTTGAAAAAACAAGTGGATAACTTACGATGTAACGCCGAATCCTAAAATCATATACATCGCCAAGGTCGAAGGTATCTTGGAATTGGTATTCTGCGCCGCAGTCACCAGCGCAATAGATCACCTCCCAGTAACCGGGCGATACATACGGATCTGGTTCTAGCGTCAGGGCGCTTTCACCTGCGTCATATGCGCAGTTTGTTTTTGTGCCGCTGAATGGTGTGCCAAGGCTTTGCTCTTCCCATTCCTTTGCAACAATCCGTGATTCAGGTTGCGGCAATGTTATTTCAAAGCCTGTCGCATTTGTTGAGCGGTTGCCTAGGAAGTCTTCAAACTTCAGGAAGTAGGTGCCAGGCAGTAGTGGCACTTGCTTTTGCGTTGAGCTACCAGCAACAGCTTGCACCACATCATTGCTGCTGTTCCATTCAGCACTTGCCAGCGCCCGTGGATCATGACGGATGATGACGCGGCCACCTACTTGCACGTCAAGCTCTGGTGCCTGCTTCCAACTGAGGATGAGCATGTCCTCGCCAGTAGCAATAGCGCTAAGATCTTGCACATCAGACGGCGCTGCGCCAAGGCCAGCCACTGTGTAATCAGCCAGCGCAGGCTCACTAAACAAGATACCGCTGGAGCTGATGCTGCTCACTTGAATTTGATAGCTGCCAACCTTAACGTCGAGGATGTCAAACGTAGTGCCTTGTACCGTTACAGTAGTGAAGTTATCATCTTCATGGCGCCACTTAACGCGGAACTTCTTGATGCCTTTTGGCGCAAACCAGCCAAACGTAATCTTAACGGCAATACGTCCATTCAGTTCATACTGCACCTCTGGACTTGTGCCACCACCAAGCTGCTGGGTACTGATCGCTGCAAGCTCACTTGGCTGGCCAGGAATCTCATTAAGGTTGGTTGTATCCCTAGTCTCAAGCGGCACGCCATCTTCGATGTAGGCGTATTTGCTTTCATTATGTGCAATCGCTACGATGCCGTAGTTAATGCCATCTGATTCATTGACGCTAAGCACACGCCATGTGGATGCCTGAAGTGTTGGGCTTTCTAATATCCAGATGCTGTTGACATTAGGCGCAGCACTTAATGCAGATTGTAAGGTGATTACATTGGTTACTACTGTTGAAATTTCACGTTGTTCTACGGTGCCATCAGGAAGCACCACGCTAAGCAGCGAACCGCCTTCAATGCTCAGGTCGGTGTTGGCAGAATCATCCACCGTTATCACGGTGGTGGTTGCGGCACTAATGCGACCGGCCCTGCGTGATCCGGCCCGCACTGGATCTGAAATCAGGATGATCTGCTCAGGCCGTACCTGCTGGCCTGCGTCAAGGCTGGATGCAAAGGTGCACACCTCCTTCTCGTAGCGTTCTGCAAAGAGCAACCACTTGCCGATGCGGTTGGCCTGTCCTCTGCTGGTGCAGGCGAAGGCACTGACTTCAGCGCGTACGACGCCATACTTGGCGATCGCATCAATGTCCTCTACCACCTCATAGGCAGTGTCGCGCAAACCATTCAGTGTGTGGTTCTCAAAATCGTATTTAATATCGAGGTAGCTGACCACTGCCACGTTGGGCCGTACCTTGAGGCTGCTGCCGCTGTAGCTGAAACCTTCTGGCGTTACGTTGGCCTGGTTGAACAAATACACGGGATCTGATGGTGCATCCTGCTCGATCGTGAGGCTGCCGGTGCTCCAGTACGCCTGGCACCGCATCACTGATAGCAGGTCATTAACGAGCTTATAGGCTTCTTCTGCGGTTTGAACTGAGGTGCTGCAACTGAACCGTGCTTCTTGGCCGCCGAAGCCATCATCTACTAATGCGTTGGAATACTTGCTGGCAATAAAGAAAGCAAACTTATCTAGTTGCGCTGCGCTGATGTGATTACCAAATCCATAGCGCGGGCTGGTAAGCAAATCGTAAAGTATCCAAGCCGGGCATGATGTCCACGTTGCCGCTGCAAACGTACCAGTCCAGACGAAATTATCTGGGTAGATGATCCGCCCAGTAGCAGAATCAACAGTAACGCCAGCCGGTATTAGAACCTTGATACCTTTGACCAGATAGCTGCGTGATGGGATGCTACTGAATTGCTCAGCATCCACCCTGAGGCCAACTAATGCGCTGTTGGCATAGGTCAGCTTGGCATCAATGATTTCCGTGTAGCTGCTCCAGCTAAACGCATTGGCTAGTAATGTGTCGGTGCTGTCATCCGTGATCCGCGTTACCTTGATGTCTACAATGTCAGATGGATTAGGACGCGCTAATTGAATGAGGTAGTCCTTGCGGTATTCGTCTGCTGTACGGCCACTGATAGTGTCGTCAATCTTGGTGGTGTAGCCGCCGCCTTGATACTGAATTGCAATCTGCAACTGGACGCTAGAACCTGATGTGTCGCCGTTGGTATTGTCAATCTTCTGCAGTGATGGGATGGAGATCGTAATTCGAACAGCATCAACGTCAACGTCGGTGACGGTGCGTACCTGCGGAACGGCCTTGGCAACCGTGATACCTACGGGCTTTTCATCTTCGATGCCACCACCAAGCGGGATGTATGTTTGATTCTGCGTACCATTGCGCGTGTAGATTGTTACATCTCGGAAGTTGTAACTACCGTCTGGATTCTGTAGAGCAGTATTGTTCAGGAAGACAGATTTCAACCCATCGGCTAGTCCTTCAATTTCGCCTTCTGAAATCAAATCAATGACGTTGGCATACTGCCTTGAATCAAGGCTGTCTGGTGCCGTAGATGGCGTGCGGCTACTACCACCACCACCTTTGCCGCCATCACCACCACCAGCGCCGATGATCGTCATGCCTGCACCTGCACAGTATCAACGCCAGCGGAAATCACCACACTGCCTACTAGCGTCAGGCCATAAACGCATGGCACTGGTACGCCTTGCCTGCTGGTCTGCTGGATGCCGGAGAAGTTAAATGTCTTGCGTGGGTCATTGTCGCTGCCTGCACCTTGCGGGATGGTAGGTACTGGTGACAGCAATTGGGCAACGCCGCCGAGGACCAGCTGTGCTCCAATCACTCCAACAGTTAAGGCTAAAGAGCTGAATCCTGTGCCGAAAATTGTTGCTGCTGCTTTTGCGCCTGCTGCTGCACCAAGGCCTGGGACCAAGATAGCGAATGCAACCAAAGCAACCCCAAGGATAATCCGCCCCGCTGCACCAGCACCTGCGATCACCGGCACGATCATGATGTCCTGCTGGCCGGCTGGATCGTGGATTTCGTCTAGCGTCAGGTCATAGCTGCCGACCGTAACGCGGTAGTGCTGGTCGGCCATGTGCTTCTCAAGGCCCGGGAAGTTCGCCGCTAGCATCCGCACTGCCTCAGCAGCAGTAGCCACATCCGCTTCGAGCACACGGCTGCCGATGAACTTGGCGAGCTGACCGTAGAGCTTGATCTTACGGAGCATGGCGTAACCTCCTTCCGGTCATCTTAGCTAACCAGCCTCCATACATGTCACGGCTGCTGAGTCGGCCTTGTATGTGGTGGAGCACCATGCCATCGCCGATGTAGACAGCGCAATGGTTTAGCCCATGCGCATTGATCGACATCAGCAGCAGATCACCGCTTTCTAGGTGCTCATCTTCTTGCAGCTCGCGGAAGCCAGTCGCCGCCCAGCAACCTTCAAACATCGGTGCCGCCAGGAAATCCGCCGGGTCCACTGGCCGCTGCCAGTCGCGTAGCGCGATGCCATGGTTGCTGTACCAGTCACGGGCTAGGGTCCAGCAATCCTGCACGGCCCACACCCATTGCCGACCGATCAGCGGTGAGCGGTAGCCACATGGCACGTAGGTGCCCCATGCCTTGGTCTTTGGGTTGACGATGTACCACGGCAACTTGGAGGCCTCTGCGGCCACCTTGTCAGCCTCACTGGGTAGGGCTGGCGTTATCGGATGGCTGTGGACGATTGCCGTGATCTCACCGGCATCCTCCGCGGCGGCGTAATCCGCTGGATCCAAAACAAACAACTGCTCGGGCTGCGTCGCAAGGTTGCGGCACGGCCAGTAGCGTTCACGGCCTTTGACCACCACCACCAGCCCGCACGCCTCGCGGGGGTCTTCAGCCTGCGCATGTTCTAAGGCAGCATCTTTCCAGGTCATGTGAAGTAGGTGCCGATGCCTGGGTAGCCGCCGAATGGAAGCTCAGCGGACTGGCCAAATCTTGCCTTGCAACTATCAACACGCTTGCCGCAGATGTCTTCGCTTGCGTTACCCACGGCAACATCGCTGACGTTGAAAAAGTTGGTGCCAGTGTAGCTGCATTCATTTGAACGGTACACCCATTGGCACCGCGTAATGCACTGCCGTTTTGGTGCACGGATGCCCGCCATGTCAAACGCACTGGCAAGTTCAAACTCCACTACGTCACGGTTTTCTGCTGACTTGCGATCTACGAAATAGATCTCGCGTGGGAACTCAGCAGTTGGGTCAGGTGTTCCAAATGGATTGCCAGCTTCCTGATAGATAAAAGTGCTATCTTCATACATCAATGCAAAGCTGTCTTCAGTTAGCAGATAATCAACGCCTGGAAAGTTTTCATTATCAATAAATCGCCCTAGTGTCCTGATGCGCGTAAACTTAGCACCTTCCAAACCTTCTGGTAGCGTCAGGATCAACGCTGTGATAGTGCCCATGATGTTGCTGATCCGCATCCTTGGGCGCGGCAGTGTACCTTGCCCGCTGTATTCAAAACCCTCTACTTCAATGGGTAGTGCCATGTATGGCTGGCCAGCCCAAATCAAATCACCGTTATTGTTAAGGCTTGTGCCCGCATGAAAGTAG